CGGCCGCCAGTACGCGTACCGGGTTCGTCCCCTCGCCGCAATAAACGCTTTATCCCTTTAATTCTTTATCCCTTAGAAAGTTAGCTAAATAAAAGCCCCGGTAGGGGCTTTTTAGTTTCACTTTTTTGAGCTAAAATTGTGTTAATTGCTTTACAGTTATTAACTTTGTGCCCTCTAATACATACATTAAAATATTAAAAAATTAACATGGCACTTACACAAGACCTTCCTATATCAAATTCGATGTATAAGCTTCTGAACCTTATCATTGATGCCCGGCAACAATTCCCCAAGGCGTTCCGGTATGAATTTGGTACGGAGTTGATGATGCTTGCCGTTCATTGTTGCGAATATATCCGTTATGCAAATACAGATATGAACCTTGAGCATCGTGCAGATTATCTGATGAAGTTTTTGTGTGAGTTTGATGCATTGAAATTACTGCTAAGAGTGTGTGAAGAACGACATTTGACCAGCCTGACTCAAACTGCCGAAATCTGTCTGCTTGCAGAGAGCATCGGTAAGCAAAGTACCGGTTGGTACAAAAAAACGGTTGCAGATCTCCAACGGCAAAAAGCTAACGGATCGCAACAAGTCGCAAAGCCGGAGTCATAATCGCCAAGGGGATTATGAGTGAGCAATTAGAATTATTTATTGGGCATCCCCCCGGTGATGAGCCGGGAAAGACTAAGATAGCGGATGCAACGGCTTCCAGCAGTTGGAACGTGAACTTCAACAACGGCAACGTCAACACGAACAACCGCCAGAACGCGAACCGGGTTCGTCCCCTCGCCGCAACAGGTAATATAATCTATGACATACTTCTTAGCAGTATTTTCGAAGCATCCGAAGATTGTGCCAGACAGAAAAGAACGAGTACGGATTGTGTTGAGTTTTATAATGATTATCAGTCTGCATTGGTGCGGCTATGGTATTCTATTATTTACGGTGAATATGTACCGGACTTTTCAAAAGTATTCATACGGACTTACCCGGTATATCGGGAGGTTTTTGCCGCCGCTTTCATTGATCGTGTTGTCCATCACTGGATCGCTCTTCGTATCGAGCCGATTTTAGAGGAACGTTTTCGGGAACAAGGGAACGTCTCGAAGAACTGCCGGAAAGGTGAGGGATGTCTGTCTGCCGTGCACTATCTGAATAACATGATAGTCGAGGTCAGTGAGAATTATACTGCCGATGCGTACATTTTCAAAGATGACCTGTTCAGTTTCTTCATGTCTATCTCGAAATCGTTGGTATGGGAAATGCTGAACATATTCGTAAGGGACAATTATAAAGGCGATGATATTGAATGTCTGCTTTACCTTCTAGCCGTTACTATCTTTCATTGTCCACAAAATAAGTGTATCAGACGCTCTCCCGTCTCCATGTGGGACAAACTTCCCAGTAATAAAAGTCTGTTTCATAATGACCCTGACAGGGGAGTGGCTATCGGGAACCTGCCGTCGCAACTCATAGCCAACTTTCTGGCGTCTGTATATGATTATTTCGTGATGGAAATACTGGGATTCATATATTATGTACGCTTTGTTGATGACTTTTGTATCGTAGTGAAATCACCGGAAGAAATATTGTCCAAAGTCCATCTTCTTGATGGTTTCCTGAAAGAACAACTCCTTTTACGGTTGCATCCACGCAAACTGTATCTTCAGCATTATAAAAAAGGAGTCTTGTTTGTAGGGGCGTTCATTTTGCCTGGTAGAATTTATGTATCTAACAGGGTGGTTGGTAACACATATAACGCTGTCAGGAAATTTAATAGAATAGCTGAAAATGGATTTGCAGAAGCGTATGTTGAGAAGTTTGTGAGTACGATGAACTCTTATTATGGCCTGATGAAACACTTTGCAACGTACAATATCCGCCGTAAAATTGCAGCGATGTTGCTTCCTGAATGGTGGGAATATGTTTATATCGAAGGACATTTTGAAAAGTTTGTATTGAAGAATAAATATAACCATAGAAAACAACTAATTAAACATATCAAAAAACATGGATCAAAAAAATATCTTACCGCGTGGGATTGCTAAGCCTATCGAGCAACAGCCGGACGGAACTTGGATTGTACGTCATCACTTCCGGGTGGTTGGTACCAGTGAGAATGGTGAAGAACTGGTAACTTTTGCCAGTTCGGAATATCCCGAGAAACCTACCTTGCAACAGATTCAAAGAAGTATTGACCGTTATCGGGTGTGTCTTACAATGTATGGAGATACAATTTCAGACGAAATAGAAAAGGTTGATCTTTCCGTGTATATGTTTACGGATTAATAGTTCAATCTGTTGGTTGTTTAGGGGTGCTTATCAAGCATCCCTTTTTTATTTATGGAAAAAGTGAAAATTATAATGTCTTGTTTTATAGATATTTATCATAGAATTGATTTCCAAGATTTTCCATTTTTGTAAAACTCGTTATTATACTCAATACATTTGTTCCATACAGAATATTTTATTAATAATTAAACGCTATGAGTATGGGTATAAAAGTATTGTATGATTGGCTTTTGCAATCTAACCGACCGGCACACGTCAAAGCCGGGATGTTCGTCTTTGTTGTAATGCTTGTTTTCTGTTTCCTTCTATTAGACATTGATTTCTGTAAATCTGCTATTGTTTCTTTAACGACAACCGCCATTGCCGCAATAGTGGTTGAGTACATTCAGAAAAAGTGCGGGTTCATCTTTGATTGGCTTGACGCATTAGCTACTGTTTTGCTTCCTGGGCTGATTACTGTGTTTTCAATATTGGTAGTAACTTTATGATTAATATTATGAGATGGTTATATGAGTTATTTAATGTAGACCAGATACGAATTATTTTCGTTTCGATGTTCAGTTCTCTTCTTGCTTATTTAACGCCGACTAAAGGTTTTCTTATAGCATTAGTTGTAATGTTTGGATTTAATATTTGGTGCGGAATGAGGGCTGATGGTGTTTCAATTATACGTTGTAAAAACTTTAAGTGGGATAAGTTTAAAAATGCCTTGGTCGAACTTCTCCTCTATCTTATAATCATTGAAGTAGTCTTCTCCTTTATGAGCTTGATAGGAGATGGTGAGAATTCATTGTTAGTTATTAAGACTATTACGTATGTATTTTCTTATGTATATCTTCAGAACGCATTTAAGAATCTGATTATTGCTTATCCTAGAAACAAAGGGTTTCGTATAATTTACCATGTAATACGTTTTGAATTTAAGCGGGCTACGCCTACACATGTACAAGGAATTATTGATAGAATCGAAAACGAACTAGATAAAGAGGAAAGATATGAAAATATTGATTGATAACGGTCACGGTAGTAATACTCCGGGTAAGTGTTCTCCAGATGGCAGGTTAAGGGAATACTCCTATACCCGTGAAATTGCTGGGCGTGTAGTATTTGAATTGCGTAAATTAGGTATTGATGCGGAACTGGTCGTGAAAGAGGAAATAGATGTTCCTTTGTCAGAACGTTGTAGGCGAGTGAATGAATATAAAACTTCTGAAGCAATTCTTATTTCTATCCATTGCAATGCAGCCGGTAATGGTTCAAATTGGATGCAAGCACGTGGTTGGGAAGCATGGACCAGTGTGGGACAGACAAAAGCCGATAAGCTGGCTGACTGTCTGTATGCTACTGCTGAAGAATGTTTGTTTGGAATGAAAATACGGAAGGATATGGCAGACGGTGATCCAGATAAGGAGAGTAGTTTTTATATCTTGAAACATACGAACTGTCCGGCTGTTCTGACGGAGAATCTGTTTCAGGATAACAAAGAAGATGTGGATTTCCTGCTGTCAGAGGAGGGGAAACGGACTATTGTTTCTCTTCATGTGAAAGGCATTTGTAAATATCTAGGCATATGAAGTCTCTTCCGTGGATATTAGTCTGTCTATTGTTTGGCGTGATCGTGTGGATGCGTTGTCATCTGCACGATCTGTCAACTGTGTACATTAAGGGAGATACTGTACATGTCCGGGACACAGTAAGAGACACAATACCCAAACCGGCAAAGAGAACTCCAAAGCGTATCGATACGGTATATTTACCTATCTTGATAGATACTACGACTGACAGAACCGTAGAAGGTGATTCAATTCCGGTACTTGTACCTATTGTAAGCAAGGAATATAAAACTGATAATTACCGGGCCATAGTTAGTGGATATAAGCCTAGTCTTGATTTTATGGAGGTGTACAGAGACAAGGAAATTATTACTCTTTCACCTTTACAGAAGAAAAAACGTTGGGGATTAGGCTTACAGACAGGATATAGTTATCCGGGCGGTTGGTATGTTGGGGTGGGAATAAGCTGTAATTTGATTATGTGGTAATGAAAAAGGAAATACAATACACTAGTATTCGTAGATTACTTCTCCATTATTTTTTTTACTGCTAAATTCTTTTTGGATATTTCACATATTATTTATAATTTCGTATTTACATTTTAATCTAATCTTATGATGTAACTTATATAAATTATATTGAAGGTATGAAATATATATGTTTATTTCTTTTTGCGTGTATTTCAATAATATCCAAAGCGCAAACTTTAATTCTATCAGAAAATGATTCTACGGTTATGACAGAATATAATGATGGGAATCTTTGGGCATATAGAAATGCGAATGGTTTTATCGTTGGCCTTACGACTTATGAAACGAAGGATGATTATGGAAAATATTATCGGATTGATGTTTTCATCAAGAATCAGTGTGATTCGTCGGTCATATTTACGCCGGACGATGTTACTTCTCATTTGCTGACTAATAGAGGAGATAATTATCAATTAATGGTATACACAAATGAAGCTTTTCAGAAAAAGATAAGAAAGTCTCAAAACTGGGCTATGGCCTTATATGGCTTTTCTTCTGGGCTTAGTGCAGGAAGTGCCGGATATTCTACATCTTATTCCACATCGTATTCGTCAAATGGTACCGCTTATACAACAGTGACCAACCATTATGATGCAAATGCGGCTTTTCAAGCTAATATGGCATCATCTTATCAACTACAAACATTGGGTAAAATGATGGATAATGATAGGGAAATAAAAAGGCAAGGATATCTAAAGAAGACAACAGTACATCCCAATGAGGGTATAATAGGATATATGAACATTAAAAGAAAAAAGGGAAAGATTCTAACTATAAATATACCTATCAATGGTTATGTTTATTCTTTTGATTGGGATGTAAGTAAATAATTGGATTGAAGATAAATGAAAGGCAGCTTATTAGGCTGCCTTTTTTGTAATCCTTCCTATCAACAACACACGAATCAACAAACTCTCAAGAAGGGTTACATAAGATAGTACTAATATATAAATGAAAAGTTCGATCGTGGATATAAAAAAAGTGAGGGGAACCACCCCCTCACCAAAGTCAAACCAAAATAATCCGAATTATGTCCGTATTATCTTGATGTTGCAAAGATACAATTTTTTTTCGATTAGACAATAAAAATCCCTGCATCGGCTCAATGCAGGGATGGTGTCAAATAAGAGCTTAACTGATTTTTAATGATGTCTGATGAATCATTTCGCTAACATCGTTCAAAGCGTTCAGGAACGTTTTGAGTTCATTGTCAGTAAAGCGAGCCTTTTTCCCGTTGACTATATTTCCGTTAATACGCTGATATAGCCAGTTTCTACTTTTACCAAAATATTTCTTTGCAATATAACTGAATGAGATTGCTTCGGGCAATTCTCCAAGTTTATCACGTAATATGGCTTCTTCCACTCTTTCTATATAATCATTGCAGGCATTTACCGTTGCTTTTAGCCCAGCTTCAGATGCTTTTTTGTAGGCTTCCTTTTGGGCTTCCGGTAGTTTATTATATTTATCCTGCATTTCCTTTTTGAAAGCTTCTTTTTCTTCTGTGGTTTTTAGTTCTTTGAATCTTTCAAAGTCAACCTGCAT